ACCGGATGGCCGCGAATTTTTTGTGGCCCCCGCAACGCATTTACATGTGGACCAATGAAATTGGCTCCTCGTGGCTTAATTGTTTTGTGGTCCCCTATTTAAACTTGCTCACCAAGTAGTGCGCTCCGCACTATGTGGGATCCATTAGTAAACGAGTTTCCCGAAACCGTTCACGGTTTTAGATGTATGTTAGCAGTTAAATATCTGCAGTTAGTAGAGAAGACTTATTCGCCTGACACATTAGGGCACGATTTAATTAGGGATTTAATTTCAGTTATTAGGGCTAGAAATTATGTCGAAGCGACCAGCAGATATAATCATTTCCACGCCCGCTTCGAAGGGACGCCGACGTCTCAACTTCGACAGCCCATATGTGAGCCGTGCTGCTGCCCCCATTGTCCGCGTCACCAAAGCAAGAGCATGGGCGAACAGGCCCATGAACAGAAAACCCAGGATGTACAGGATGTACAGAAGTCCTGATGTCCCTAGAGGATGTGAAGGTCCATGTAAGGGCCAGTCTTTTGAGTCTAGACATGACATTCAGCATATAGGTAAAGTTATGTGTGTCAGTGATGTTACGCGTGGAACTGGGCTGACTCATCGAGTGGGTAAAAGGTTTTGTGTTAAATCCGTTTATGTCTTGGGTAAGATCTGGATGGATGAAAATATTAAGACCAAGAACCACACTAACAGTGTTATGTTTTTTTTAGTTAGGGATCGTAGGCCTGTCGATAAACCTCAAGATTTTGGAGAGGTTTTTAACATGTTTGATAATGAGCCCAGTACGGCTACTGTGAAGAATGTTCATCGTGATAGGTATCAAGTGCTTCGGAAATGGCATGCAACTGTTACGGGTGGACAATATGCGTCAAAGGAACAAGCTCTTGTGAAGAAGTTTGTTAGGGTTAATAATTATGTTGTGTATAATCAGCAAGAAGCTGGCAAGTATGAGAATCATTCTGAGAATGCGTTAATGTTGTATATGGCATGTACTCATGCCTCTAACCCAGTGTATGCTACTTTGAAGATACGGATCTATTTCTATGATTCTGTAACAAATTAATAAATATTGAATTTTATTGAATAAGATTGGTCTACATATACAATGTGTTCTAATACATCCCATAATACATGATCAACTGCACGAATTACATTATTAATACTGATAATTCCTAAATTATTTAAATATTTAAGCACTTGGGTCTTAAAGACCCTTAAGAATTGCCCAGTCGGAGGCTGTGAAGTCATCCAGATTCGGTAGGCTAGAAAACACTTGTGTATCTCCAACGCTTTCCTCAGGTTGTAATTGAACTGTATTTGGACGGTGATGATGTCCTCTTTCATAAGAAATGGCCGGTTGTTGTGTTCTGTTATCTTGAAATACAGGGGATTTTGAATCTCCCAGATAAACACGCCATTCTCTGCTTGAGAAGCTTTGATGAGTTCCGCTGTGCGTGAATCCATGGTTGTGGCAGGCTAATGCTATGAAGTATGAACACCCACAAGGGAGATCAACACGTCGACGCCTCGTCCCCTTCTTGGCTAGCCTGTGCTGCACTTTGATTGGAACCTGAGTAGAGTGGGCCTTCGAGGGTGACGAAGATCGCATTCTTTAAAGCCCAATTTTTGAGAGCATTATTCTTCTCTTCATCCAAGAACTCTTTATAACTTGAATTAGGTCCTGGATTGCAGAGGAAGATAGTGGGAATTCCGCCTTTAATTTGAACTGGCTTTCCGTACTTGGTATTTGATTGCCAGTCCCTTTGGGCCCCCATGAATTCCTTAAAGTGCTTTAGGTAGTGAGGATCTACGTCATCGATGATGTTATACCACGCATCATTGCTGTAAACTTTGGGGCTTAGATCTAAATGACCGCATAGGTAATTATGAGGCCCTAATGACCTAGCCCACATCGTTTTACCCGTACGACTGTCTCCCTCAATTACTATACTTTGAGGCCTCAGAGGCCGCGCAGCGGCATTCATGACATTTTCTGAGACCCATTCTTCAAGTTCTTCAGGAACTTGATCAAAAGAAGAAGATAAAAAAGGCGAAACATAAACCTCCAACGGAGGAGTAAAAATCCTATCTAAATTAGAATTTAAATTATGATATTGAAAAATAAATTTTTCTGGGAGTTTCTCCTTTATTATAGCCATTGCAGCTTCTTTAGAACCTGCATTTAGGGCTTCTGCAGCAGCATCATTAGCTGTCTGTTGACCTCCTCGTGCAGATCTCCCATCGATCTGGAACTCTCCCCATTCGAGGGTGTCTCCGTCCTTGTCGATGTAGGACTTGACGTCGGTGCTGGATTTAGCTCCCTGAATGTTCGGATGGAAATGTGCTGACCTGTTTGGGGAGACCAGGTCGAAGAATCGTTGATTCTTGCACTGATATTTCCCTTCGAACTGGATGAGCACATGGAGATGAGGGCTCCCATCTTCGTGTAGTTCTCTGCAGATCTTGATGTATTTTTTGTTTGTTGGGGGTTGGAGATTTAATAATTGGGAAAGTGCCTCTTCTTTAGTAAGGGAGCACTTGGGATAAGTGAGAAAATAATTTTTGGCATTTATTTTTAACCGATTCGGGGCTGCCATGTTGACTTAGTCAATCGGTGTCTCTCAACCTTCTCTATGTATCGGTGTATCGGAGTCCTATATATATGGAGACTCCAATGGCATAATTGTAATAACAAAACTTTAATTTGAAATCCTTAACGCTCCAAAGCGGCCATCCGTATAATATT